ATATGCATCATTTAGTTCAGATGCAGTTGACCCGGCTTCATATGCAGAAGGTACATTGTTGTTTAATACAAGACTTTCAGGATATAATGTAAAAGAATACAAAACATCATATGTTGTTAATAATACTGATATTGGTCCAATTTGGATTAACAAATCAGGCTTAAAAGCAGATGGTTCACCATACATGGGTAGAAAAGCACAGAGACAAGTTGTTGTAACAGCACTTCAGGCTGTGTTTACAGCAAACGATGAAATCAGAGCTGAATCAAGATTCTTTAACTTGATTTCATGTCCAGGTTATGCTGAAACATATGATGAAATGATTGCACTTAACACTGCTAGAAAAGAAACTGCATTTATCATACTTGACGCACCATTTAGATTAAAAACTCCTTCAGATGTATCTAGTTGGATGTCAAACAACGCAAATGCAACAACTAACGGTGAAGACGGTTTAGTATCAAGTCATACTTACTCGGCTGTTTACTATCCATCAGCACTATCAACTGATTTAAGTGGTAACAACGTAGTTGTTCCTGCTTCACATATAGCATTAAGAACTATCGCTTACAATGATCAAGCGGCATTCCAGTGGTTTGCTCCAGCAGGTTATCAAAGAGGCTTGGTATCAAATGCTTCATCAGTTGGTTATATTGATGCAACAACGGGTGAGTATAACTCAGTTGTATTAAGCGAAGGTTCAAGAGACACACTATACGCGGCTAAGGTTAACCCAATTGCTTACATGCCAAACAGAGGTTTAGTAGTATTTGGACAAAAATCTTTACACCCAACAGCGTCAGCACTTGATAGAGTTAACGTAGGTAGATTAATTTGTTATTTAAGATATCAATTTGATAACCTAGCAAAACCATTCTTGTTTGAATTAAATGACAGAATGACAAGAGATCAAGTAACTGATACATTTGAAAGATTTTTATCAGACTTGACTTCAAAAAGAGCATTATACGACTTCTTAGTTGTTTGTGATGAATCAAACAATACAGCAACACGTATTGATGCTAACCAGATGTGGATCGATGTAGCGATTCAGCCAGCAAAAGCGGCAGAGTTTATATACATTCCGATCAGAATAAAGAACACTGGTGAGAACATGAGCTATAGTTAATAGTTAAAATACACACAAAAAGGCTACTGTAGAGATACAGTAGCCTTTTTTTTACCCTTTACTTTCAAACTTTTTTCTAAATTTTCCTATATTTTGCTAAATACTAGTAATACAAATTAATTTGTAAGGAGAGATTACAATGGCTACATTAAACAAATTTGGCGTACCAATAGACGGAACTACAGGTAGAGGTGGTATTTTACAACCTAAACTTAAATATCGTTTTAGAGTACGTTTTACAGGCTTTGGTAACTTAGGTGCTAACCCAGTTGATTTAACTCAACAGGTTATGAACATAACAAGACCAAAAGTAACACACGAAGAAGTTCCTGTACATGTTTATAACTCAGTAGCATATTTGATGGGTAAACACACGTGGGAACCGGTAACAATTACCCTACGTGATGACATCAATAACAGTATCTCAAGATTAACAGGTCAGCAAGTTCAGAAGCAGTTAAACCATTTTGAGCAAACTGGTCCAATCAGTGGTGGTCAGTACAAATTCACTACAAAGATTGAAATCTTAGATGGTACTAACGATGCTGAATTAGAACAATGGAACTTAGAAGGTTGTTTCTTACAGAACGTTGACTACTCAGACGGTGACTATGCGGTTTCAGAACCAGTACAAGTTATCATGACAATGAGATATGACAACGCAACGCACTTTGGTCCAGGAGCTGGTGAAATATTCCCTCGTTCACCATTAACATTTGGTGGCGGAACTGGTATATCCTAATATTTGATAGGAGGATAATTTCCAATGGCAGACACTTGGGACACTGAGCCAAAAAAATTAACGCCGGAGCAGAAAAAGTATTTTTCATCGATGGATACTACTGCTTCGGTGTTCACTGAATCAGAAATCAACGCAGTACGAGATGGAGGTGACGAAGGACTAGCCAAAGTCATGGAAGGTCAAAATGCTGACGCCATCGCCGCTTTAAAAACAAAATCAGATGCAGAAGCAAATCAAACTGCACTAGAACCTTTTGTTAGAGCTTCAGCAGATTCATCAGATCCAATAATACAAGGACCAACTAGAGCCCAAGACACATTTTCATTAAGACAATCACCGGCAACATTAATGTCCGGTGTTCCAAGACAAAAATTTGAATACTTGGCAACATTTAGATTTGCATCAGATACACTTTTTGAAACAATTTTTACTGATGCTGATATCGAAGCACTAGACAGTGAAATTACCACAGCCGGACAGACAGCACAAAATTTTAGAGGCGGTGGTGGAATAGATGCGATAGCAAAAAAGAATTTATCAAAACAACATAATGACCTAAAACAAAAACGTGCAGGAGTAATGGAAGCTCTTAGACGTTCTTTGGTATTTAATATAAAACAAATAGATGGACCAAGGGTTAATTTTCAGTACGATACATTAAACCAATACAATAGAAAAAGAAATGTGTATAGACGTGTTGACTACGATCCAGTGAACGTTCGTTTCTATGACACAATGAACAATGCCGCACTTAAATTTTTTAGATACTTGTATGAGTTAAATTTAAAAGACGGTAGAAACAGAAGTGAACCATATGGCGGAGACAGAAAACTTAATCAGGCACTGTATTCTCCTAACTCTTTAACTGACTCGGAAGATTTTAAAAACCATAATTTTGGTTTAGAGTCTAGTGTTAGCTCGAGTACATATCCAATTAAAAGTTTAGATTTATTTTTAGTTCATGGTGCAAAATATAATTTAATTAGATTTATACATCCTAAAATAATTGCTATGGATCATGATGTTTTATCATATGAAGCAAGTACACCAATTGAAATTGGTATGCAGTTTGCATATGAAACTGTTATATATGAAACTTTAAACTATTCAATGGGTGACGCAAAAGATGTGTCAGTTAATTTTGATGAAATTTTTCAAAATACATTAACTATGCCAGAAACACCTGTAACAGTAACAACTGAAGCAGAAGGTAGTGATGGTACATCAGAACCAGATTATGATTGGACAAAATTGTCAACATCAATACCAGATGAACAATCAGCAAGAACAGTTGGTACTGGTACAAATACAATGACAAAAGATTCTGTTAACAGTGAAATAAATTCAACAGATGCCGCATATGGAGGCGGAGTTGATCTAAGAAATATAAGTTCATCCCCAGTTAGTGATGCTATTGATAAAATATCAAGTGAAGTATATAATACTACAAAATCAGCAGTCTCGAGTTTTAGTGCTGGTGGCAAATCGGGTGGTTCGAACAACACGAGCTTCTTTGGAGGACTTGGTGATAAGTTTGCGAGTATGGGTCCAGGTGATGGAAGATACAATCCAGATAGTAAAAATTATAGAGGAAAAAACTCAGCAACTAACGTTAGTGCTAATGGTAAAATAATAAAAAATAAAAATGGTAATGTTTCTAGAAAAGGTACCAGTTCGCCAACAGGCGGGGGAGCAAGTTATAGATAATGGCAAATCAAAGTACAAAGCAAGTGGCAAGGTTAGGTGGCGAAAGTCAAATAGTAGCATTATTTGGAAATGTATTTAATGCTATACAAAACGCACAACCAAATTTAACATCTCAAGACATAACAACTATAATTTTAAATCAATATGGTGGAATTCAGACACAGATTTCGCCAGCACATTATGATAGAATTCTTAGTATATTTACGTCAGCAGATGTTGACGAACAATTAGCAAAAGCATATGCATTACTTTGTATTGATTCAGTAAAAACTCTAGACATTACAGTAGATGAGTTGTTTACATCGACAGTAGATCCTATATCTTTTTCTAATTTAGGTTTAACACTAATTAATCATTACAGACCAATTACTAGTCAAATTGGAACAGTAATAACAGTATCACAAACACCAAATCACGTCAAAAGAATGATTGCCTACTAATAGTGGTTAAATACTACTGATGACTTATTTTAAACAAGGACAATATGAAATGAGAAACCCACGTAAGTATGTGGGTCAGC